CCTTCCGGAGATTGATTATACTTTCAACCGTCGCTTCGGGGTTGAGATTGAAGCCTATAACTGCACCCGCGAACGCCTCGCTCGAGAACTTAGGGAAGCCGGCATAAGCGTAGCAGTCGAAGGATACAACCACGATACCCGAAATCATTGGAAACTGGTAACAGATGGCAGCCTTTCGGGATCAAATACTTTTGAACTTGTAAGCCCGATACTTGAGGGAGAGGCTGGCCTTCGGGAGCTACAGAAAGTTTGCTGGGTGCTTGACTATTGCGAGGTAAAGGTAAACGACTCCTGCGGGTTTCACATCCACATGGACGCTGCCAACTTTACCCTTAGCACCTGGAAGAACCTTATACTTACCTACCGGAGAGCTGAACGTATAATTGACGCTTTTATGCCTCCATCTCGACGCAATAACCACTATTGCAGAGGGCTACAATCCATAACAGAACAGCGGATTCAGGATGCTGGCAGCCTTAGAAATTTACAGAACGCTTTCGGAGGTGACCGCTACCACAAACTGAACCTTGAGTCCTACTCACGCCACCGCACGGTTGAGTTCCGCCAGCATGGTGGAACAACCAACTATACGAAAATGGAAAATTGGATACATTTTATCAGCAATATGATTACCTTTGCTCAGCAGACCAATATCGCCACCGGAACGGCTTTGGCAAACCTGCCTTTCCTAACCGATGACCAAAAAACGTATTTCAAACTTAGAACAAAAAAACTTAGCAGATAATGAATAAGACCTACACATTGCAGGACGGCGGTACAATTACCGCCACCTGCGCCACCGATTTTGTTTCCAAACTCCGTCAGAGTAGCCGTTTCGATTCCGAATGTACTGACCAGGAATACATGTACCACTTTGCCGATCGATACCACGACCAATCCGGGAATACCGTTCGTGCCGATTCAACGGAGCACTTCTTGGATGATTTATTAGCATTAGGTTATGTAAGTGTTAAATAATCAATTTGAAAGCAGATTTATCTGCAAATGTTTTGCTAATAAACAAATGTTTATTATATTTGCAATACGTTTTTAAAGCGATGTTTGACAATCAGGAAGAGCTAAAGGCTCACATAGAACATGTAAAGCGCTGCTTGCTGTTTTATGCTCTGAATGCGGAGGAATTGCTAAAGCAAGGATACCCACGAAGAGAGTTAGAGAGGCTGATCGATATTCAACTGGATAAGTTGATAGTTCTCCTCAAAAAACTGAAAGGTTAACATTAACCCCCTCATGTATTGAGGGGGTGCTTTAAAAACTAAATTATACTTATTGTTATGGAAGCAAGTAGAGAAATAGATAATTTGTTGAGTGAGTTTCTCCAGTTGGATACTGACGAGCAACGGGAGCAGTTCCGGGGTAAGATAGCCCAAACGCTGTCAGGTAAAACAGAGGAGGAAATGCGAGAATATGCTGAATCTCTTCAGCACAAAGCTCAGGAAACAATTGATCAGTCACAAGCGTTAATTGATGAATATGATTTCAAGCAAGCGTTGAACGACATAGTTCCGGCTGTTACTTGGTCTTATATAGCGGAAGAATACTTCCAGAAGTCACGTTCTTGGTTTAGTCAACGTATGAATGGATATCATGTCAACAATAAGGCTGCATCCTTTACTGACGAAGAAATTGATTTATTATCAAATAGTTTGCTTGATTTGAGTGAACGAATAAAGAAAAGTGCTCTCCTCTTGAGGAAGCATCGCTTTTAAAAACGTATCTTTAAAAAGAAGAAGCCTTCACATTAAGTGAGGGCTTTTTTTATATCTGTATTTTTTTCAGTACATTTTTTGCACTATAAAGTAGATTAATGCCTAACTTTGTAGGCAATTATTAAAATGTGACTATGGAAGATCAAAAAGCATCTGCTGAAAAAGAAAAAAGAATTTATTTATGTTGTGCGATAATTATCATTGCAATTATTGTCATTTTTCAATTTGTTCTACTTCTTTATGACAATGATGAATTGTCGAAGCAATTTTCTTTTGCTTCGACTATTACATCAATAATCCTTTCGGTAATTGCAATAATAATGACTGTTGTTTCCGGTGAATCAATTAATAGCTTATTGCATAAGTTTAGGGATTTGTATGGTGAAATTTGTTCTGTTCCCACTAAGATAGATACTTCAGTAGGGAAAATGGAGTCTCTTACTGAAAATTTAGACGGCATCCATAAAGAACTACAGGGGCTACCACCTAAGATAGTAGAGTCTTCGGAGGTCATGAAGAAAGCTGCTATTCATCTTGATGAATCAGTAGAAAAACTTCTATCTACAATGGGAGTTATTCAAAATAGGACAGAAGAGTTGGACTTAAAAGTGTCTTCTTTGCATAATGATGTAAAGGAAGGTTTTGCAAATAATATCGTAGATTCAACTTTAGAAAAAAAGGAGGAAATTAATGATATATGTGAGTCGATATTGGAGCATGGTTCATATTGGGGAAATAGTTTAATATATGCCGCATGTATAGCTTGTGAAAAGAAAGCATTCTTTGATTTATATTCTTATTCTGATAAAGTTGCAAAGGTTTCGAATTTAAAAAGCTATTTTTTAGGTTATTTTGTTATGTTAATTGCCGTAAAAGTGGTAGACGTGGAGAAGGTGAATGATGGTCTATACCGTATAGTAGGTGTCAGGATAAGTAAAGATTCCATTGAAAAATTTATGTTGAATTATATGGAAGATAATCAAATAGCCAATAGATTCACTGAACCTAAACAAGATATAGAAACAATTAATCACCTTTTTGATTGAATTATGAATATATGATTTCCAGGGAATTGGAAGAGTAATGCTTATTATGAAAAAACTACTATTTATCGCAGTGCTATTATTTAGCATCAGTTCGTTTGCCCAGGATCCTTGGAATCCTGCGCGTGCTTATTGTGAAATTGTGGGTACTGGTAACCTCACTGGTACCAAAGTGAAAATTGAAATTGATTTTGGTCAGGCCAAACATTTCTGGACTGGTAGTACTGATAAGTTTCTGGTTGACAAATCAGGGAAAGAAATCAAGTTCAACTCGATGGTTGATGCTCTCAATTATATGTCCCAGTTTGGGTGGAGATTTGAGCAAGCATACGTGGTAACAGAGAATTCCAGTATGTCTAAACAAAATGTTTATCATTACTTGTTAAGTAAGGAACTCGGTGGAGATACTGAGATGGATTCTGGTATCTATACTCGTAGAAATTTTAAAGATGATCGGGTCGATGATCAATCTAAAAAAGAAAAAAAGCATAAAGAAAAGGTGAGAGATGAAAAAGGAAGTGACGATCTTTACTACTAATTGCTTGTTTATGATATGGTTGAAAACAAAATTTTAAATATAACATCGGATGATGTACTCAAACAAACCGATATAACAATATTATTGGATTGGAGAAGGACTCTACTTCAGGCTGCAAGGGAAATGAAAGATCGGTTGCGTGTTTTGCACGCAGATTTAGATAAAAACCACTCAGAAGAATTGAAGTCAAAATACATCAGAACCTCTGATGCTCGGAGTTACAATCTTGCTTTTGTTGATATCATAAATCAGCAAATACGCCAGATTAGGGGGACAATAATTAAAAAAGATATTCCACCTAAGTATAAGGCTAAGGAGTACATAAAATATCTAAAGACATTCCGGACACTTGTGAAAGAAAGTATTGATGAAGAACTGTTTCAGTCTTTAGATAATCAAGCAAAAGAACTATCTAATTGGAATGATATGGAAAAATAGTCATATTCTTTTTGCCTTTTCAGATATTATTCCCATATTGCATTGCCCAATAAAAGTTTTGTTTAGGTCTTCTGCCAGCGTGTAATCTGCATTTAATCAGATTCTGGAGTAACTTCCAGTGGGCGCACGCTGGCAGAGGATTTTTAATTATCTCATACTATGGATTTTAAAGACAGTATTAAGCAACTATCTGATAGAGTTTTAAAACTCAAAGATAGTATACAAACAGAAGAAGCTACTAAAAATGCATTTATTATGCCTTTTATAAATGCACTTGGTTACGATGTGTTTAACCCTTTGGAAGTCGTTCCTGAAATGACTTGTGATATTGCGATGAAGAAAGGTGAGAAGATTGATTATGCTGTTATGAAGGATGGAACGCCAATATTGCTGATTGAATGTAAGCATTGGGCACAAGATCTTAGCTTGCATGATAATCAATTGATTCGATACTTTAATGTTTCAGAAGCAAAGTTTGGACTATTGACAAATGGTATAATCTACCGTTTTTATACCGATTTAATAGAACCTAATAAGATGGATAGTAAACCTTTCCTTGAGGTTGATATAACAGACATAAAGGATGCTCAGATTGAAGAATTGAAGAAGTTTCACAAATCTTATTTTGACGTAGAAAATGTATTAAGTTCTGCCAGTGAGTTGAAGTATACTGGGGAACTGAAAGCTATTATTGCGAATGAATTTGCGAATCCATCTGCTGATTTTGTAAAATTCTTCGCAAAGCAGGTTTATGATGGAATGATCACGTCTAAACTGCTTGAGCAGTTTACTATGCTTACAAAAAAGTCAATAAGTACTTATATTAATGATCTTATATCCGACCGTTTAAAATCTGCTCTTAAAACTGAGGTAGCTCAAGAACAGCAAGAAATGCATTCTGAGACTGAGCCATCTACGGTGGAGAGCAAAGATGACAAAATAGTTACTACAGAAGAAGAAATAGAAAGTTATTTAGTAGTTAAATCTATTCTGCGACCTTTAGTTGATATATCAAGGATCGTTTATAGAGATGCACAAACGTACTTCGCTATCTTGTTGGATGATAACAACCGAAAACCTATTTGCCGTATGTATTTTAATGGTATCTCAAAAAAATATATCTCTACGTTTGATGAAAATAAAAAAGAGACTAAACATGAAATCACTTCGTTAAATGATATATATAATTTCTCTAAAGAATTGGCAGATATTATTAATGTATATGATGGAAAATGAATTTCTTGAGCGGGGTTTAAAAAACTCCGCTTTTCTTTTTGTATTCTCAAATATTCTTTCCATATTTGCAGTGCTAAACAATCAGTGATGATTAATCACCAAGGGCGGTGTAAGACGCTCAACGAATAACGATGGGCTTTTTTTATGCTCGGATTTAAATATTGGCGGCTGCCTTTCCCCTGTAATTTTACTCTTGGAGTAATCTTACTGATTGTTTAGCGACACGGGAGATGGCAGCCGTTTCTGCGTCTCGATGGTTGAGCGGTTCTCAGCTAAAATGCTAAACAATCAGTAAGGATGAAAACAAAAAAGCAATCCGGCAAAGTTCCGGTATCTAAACTCCAAACGTTCTTAAGTGAGCTTTCAGGTATGCTATCTCAAGAAGGTAGCGAGTTTTTCGTTAACCGTTCCAATGACGGTACCACCTCCATCCGCCTCGCTCGAGGTCAGTATTTAATCATTTCCATGCAGAAAGAAGGTCAGTCATGATGTACTTTACAAACAGTCTTTCCACCATCTCACCTAAAAACCGGGCTTGGAAGAAACTCGTTGACTGGATCCGGCAGTTCGAACACGTTCTTATCTTGGATGAATGTTCTCTCGATGCCTTGAAAATGGAAATTGAAGCTAAGGTAAATGAAATTAATGCTGAACATCCTAAACTTAAACCAATCATTTTCAGTGGTGATAACAGTAAGATTTCCGGTTGCATCTCTGCGAGGGTAATGTCGTGTGGATGTCCTGATACTGTATTTAATCTCAATTATTGCATCGTAAAAAGCATATACGCATTTTCAGAAGATAATTCTAAGGAGACCATTTTACTTGATAGTCAGAAAGGAGGTCAATCATGACTTCAGGCAAGAAATTAGCTGTCGATAAGATTGAAACCTATAGGATCAATGGCAAATCTGAATTATTTTTAATCAAAATTGATGGAAACGAAATTGTAGCGTTCAATCGTGAAGAATCTGAAGAAGTGGTATTTCTATTACAGGGTGCACTTAAAAAAGAAAAGGAGGTTGACCATGAACACTAATGTTGATGGAGCAATTATAACTCCCGAAGCCATTCAAACCATTAAGTTTCTTCAGCAAGAAAACTATGTTGATGAAACAGTGAAGCAAATTAACGAGGTTATAGATATCGTCATCGCCGAAGATATTCCAGCCGTTTTAGACTCAGAGAAGGATTGTCTCCGTATTGTGCGTAACCTTCGTTATCTTGCACAACATATATCATCTTTTAAAAAACCTATTAATCATGGATAATCAAGAACAGAACATCACCGATATCAGCATCTATATAGCTGGATTGCAAGCAACCTATCGTCCTGCTCTGGACGCTCGTCATACCACCCATTGGTTCTCTACCGATGAAGTTTATACCGCTATCAAACGTCTGGATCCATCTGCCGATATTACGAAGGAGCAACTCTTCCGGGCAATGACAGATGCCGGTTTCAAGTTCCAAAACCGTCCGGGGGCATCTGGATGCGATTTTCGCTGGATGCTTCAGGCGCGTGATAGTAAATAGAAGAAGCCTGGGAACTACCATCGTTTGAGTTCCGTTACACAAAAGATTAGCCGGTCGGTAGTTCCCGGCTTTTTTTGTGTCCTTTCCCCTCCTGTATCCCCTTCCTACATTCGCTGAAAAATAACTTCAGCGCACTATGATTACTGACGATTTAATCAGAAAACGTTTTATTCATGACACCATTTCCCAAGGTATAAACCAAATTTATGCCATTCAGGAGAATGTTGTTCAGGCCAACCTAAAGACTCAATCCGGACAGCTCAAAGCACATCTCAGCCGGCGACCTTTTAGTTTTACTGAGTCCGATTCCAGGGAAGAGTTCTTCATTCGCATCTTCCCCTACCTTCGCTTCCTTGACATTAACTATCGTCGTGGTTCCGATCGTATTTCCCGTCACATTCGCAGTAACCTGGCTCTCTATAATCGTGCTATCTGGGGAGTTCTTTATCACGAGACTTTTCCGCAAATCCGATACGGTTTCAATGACGAGATCCGGAACTCAATCCGCCAGGAACTGGAGCAGGCACTTCAATATGAAACATCTAACAGTTAATTCCCATGGCTAAGAAACATTTATCAGAAGACGAAATCCGTTATATCATATCGGCAGAGAGTTCCGAAGCCCAGAAAGCCGTTCATGCACTGACTCAGGAAAACAAGTCTCTTAAAAAAGAAGAGCGGGAGAGGCGGAAGGCGATGGTCGAGCTCGAGGCCCAAGGCAAAAAAGAAACTGACACTTATCGTAACCTTCAAAAAGAGGTCACAGCGTACTCTAAGCGCATATCCGAGAATAATGACAAGATTAATCGGCTCACCCGGCAGCTCGATGTCAATGCTATGTCGATGCGCCAGCTAAAGAAGCTCGCTAAGGAGCTTACCGCTGAACTTGAAGATATGTCGGAGGCTGCCAATCCGGAAGAGTATGCCGCACTCAGTAGCCATTTACAAACAGTGCGTTCCCGGATGGACGAGCTTAGGAACTCTGGAAAGAAAGTATCTCAGGAGTTTGATGTCACCAAATCAGCATTATCCAAACTGAAGGCGATAGCTGTTGCTTTCATCACAGTGAAGTTAGCCGGTTACCTGAAGGATATCGGTGCCAATGCCTATTCAACACGTAAAGAGTTTGCTAAGTACGAAGCAGTTCTTCGCAATACACTACGTTCCCAGGAGAAAGCTGCTCAAGCAATGAAGATGCTCCAGCAGTTAGCTGCTGATACTCCTGCTTCTCTGAAGGAGTGGACCGAAGCTTTTATTAAACTTGTCAACCGTGGCATTAAGCCCACCAGTGACGAACTTACTAATATGGGTGACCTTGCTTCTTCTCAAGGTAAGGACGTTGATCAATTGATAGAGGCCATCTTGGATGCTATGACCGGAGAGAACGAGCGTCTGAAGGAATTCGGTATTAAAGCAAGTAAGAATGGAAATACGGTCAAATATACCTTCCGTGGTGTTACAACTGAAGTTCAGAACTCAGAAGAAGCTATTAAAAACTATTTGTTGTCGCTTGGAAAGCTCGATGGTGTTGCCGGATCCATGGCTGTACAGATGAAGGAACTTGAGGGCATGCAGTCCAATCTGGGTGATACGCTTGACAGCTTTTATAATAAACTTGGCAAGCGGATGGAGTCGTTCTTCAAAAAGGGAATTACTTGGATGAAGAACTTTGTTACAGATTTATCTAAAGCCATAGAACCTCTTTCCGATACTTTTGACGAACAGTTCGAAAAGGTAGTATCTCTTGAAAGGACCCTTCCTTCTTTGATTGACCGGTACGATAAATTGAAGAGTAAGGTTCATCTGAATGCTACAGAGCAGAAAGAACTGAATTCTCTTATTGAAAATATTGCTCGTATTGTACCATCTGCAGTTACTGGGTGGGGACGATATGGTAAAGCAATCTCTGTTAATACAGATAAAGCTCGTGAGTTTCTGAAGGTCGAAAAAGCCCGTTTAAGTTATGTAAACCAAGAACGAATAAAAGAGCTGAAAGCTCGTCAGAAACAAATAGAACAGGAAAAAAAAGACTTAGAGTTTATTCATGATAGAGGTACAATATGGGCTGGGGGAACCGGTGCTTATCGTAGTAAGGATAAGGGTGTACATCAATTGACAGATTTCGAAAAAGGTGAATATTCTAAGCAAATAACTGCTTTGGGTAAAAAGTTACAAGGAATTGATGCTGAACTTAATAGACTTACTGGAACTGATATTGAAAAAATGGTGCAGAAAGAAATCGAAGCCACGGACGCCGCCACTGCTGCCCGTGAACGTTTCACGAAAATGAATAAATCCATGCTTTCAGCTTGGCTCAAGGATGAAAAGAATGCTGCCGACCAATACAAGGAAATAGCCCAGGAAGTTTACGACACCCGTTTTCCGAAAACCAATGCTACAGAAGACAAGTCAGACCCGAACGCAGTTGCCCTCAAGAACCTTGAGTCAACCCACAATGCCGAAATCAACCAGATCCGGTTAGCCGGTCAGGAGAAACAGCAGGAAGAGAGTGAAGTCAACTTGGCCATATTAAAATCAGATCAGGCATACTACGAGAAGCGTATCGTTGCTCTTGAGAAATTTAAAAAGAACGAGAAGAAGTCTTCTAAACAGGCTGAATACCAGAATCAGATCGTTACTGCCAAATCTAAACTGTTGGATATCGAAGTCAATATGGAGAAGCAGGCCATTGCCTCTATTGAGAAACTCCGCTCCGATGATTTAACCAGGGAAAAGAGTACGACCGAAGCTTATAAACTCTATTACACCAAGTCCCTGTCCGAGAAGAAGATATCGAAAGAGCAATATGATATGCTTATGTCTTCTCTTGATGTTGCCAGTACCGAAACCCGGTTGGCCATCGAGCAGCGTTATCTCAACGATGTCAATGACCTGGAACTGAAGAATGGCCAACTTAAAGCCGATGCTGTCAAGAAGGCTAATGCAGCGGTGATGACCGCTGATCAGAATGCTGCGAATGCTCGGGCAGCTCAACAGCAGAAACTTGATGACCTTATTAAGGATTTCAAATCTCAGTTTAAAGTAACTACTGTTGATGAAGATTATGATGCCCAGAAAAAGGTTCTTGAAGCATCTTATCAAGCCAGACTACAAATGGCTAAAGAGGAAAATCTTGATTCTACTAAGTTGACTGAAGCCTATCATCGTGCGCAAGAACAACTTGAACTGGATCATCAACAACGTATTCAAGCTATTAAAGATCAGTATGGCATTTCCACTCAGCAGGAGCGTTTCGATGCCGAACTTGCCCAGTTGAAGAGTGCCCACGAACAGGGTTATCTGGAAGAAGAAGAATATCAGAAGGCCGTACAGAACCTGAAGCGTGATTCATTTAAGAAGCAATTCGACTATTACTCCAACCTTTTCTCTGGAGCAGTCCAGGCACTTCAGCAAGCAGAAATGGATAATGTCGATGCTCAGTACGATGCCGAAATCGAAGCAGCTCAGGGCAATTCAAAGGAAGTGGAGCGTCTCGAGAAAGAGAAAGCTCAGAAGAAGCTCGACATCCAGAAGAAGTATGCCGATATCAACTTTGCTATTAAAGTCTCTCAGATCATTGCGGATACCTCGGTCTCTATAATGAAAGCCTTTGCCGATCTTGGTCCCATTGCCGGTGCGATAGCTGCTGCCCTGATGGGGGTTACCGGTGCAGCTCAGATAGCATCTGCCAATGCCGAACGTCAGAAGGTTAAGAACATGACCTTGTCCGGATCCTCTTCCTCCAGTAAGGGTGGAGCTCGCGTTGCAACCGGTCGCCAGGAAGGTGGTAAAATTGATGTCCGTCGTGCCCAGGATGGTAAACTCTTTCCGGGTGCTGATTACGATCCTGATGCCCGAGGCTTCATAGATCGTCCCACGGTAATAGTAGGAGAGGGACCGGTCGGTCAGTCTCGAGAGTGGGTGGCAAGTAATGCTGCAGTCGAGAATCCCACGGTTGCTCCGATACTCAATCTACTCGATCAGGCCCAGCAAGCCGGTACTATTCGTACACTTGATCTTAATCAGGTGATTCGGGCACGGATGGCCGGTTTCTCCTCCGGTGGAGCTGTTAGCAAGCCATTGCCGGTGCAACCCGATGTCACATTCCCGGATGCCGGTGCAGCTCTCCCTCCGGAACTGATGCTTCGCTTGGCCAGAGCAATTATCTCGATTGATGAAAATGGTGTCCCGGCTTCAGTCGTTCTGTCTGAGATTGACCGTCAACAGAAACTCCTGAATCGTTCCCGTTCGTTTGGCTCTAAAAATTGATGCGATGAAAATAGTTAATACCTCTACCGGCATTCCCTATCAATTGAATCCCGGCACCCAGCTCGAAGTCGAGCGTACCAACCTGTTTTTTAATGAATATGGTGAGCAGACATTCCCTGTCGACCTGCCTGACACAGACGTTAACCGGAAAAATCTTGGTTATCCGGATATGCTTGCCAATCGTTCTAAAGTACCTACTGACATCACCGCAACCATTCAGGATGATGGTTATTTTATGTCGTGCCGGCAGGCAGTTCTTGGTGCACAACGTAAAAAGAGCATTTCTACTTCGTTTTACATGAACGAAGGCTCTTTCTTATCGCGTATTTCCAAAGTCTCTTTGTCCGAGGTGTTTGGTAACGAAACCATTGCCGGTGTCACTACGGTTCATGAAGGGATTGATTTCTGCAAATCCTTGATGAATAATGCCAATGATAAGTTTGCTATCTTTCCTGTTATCGTTGATCTCGATGGTGAACGCCGTATCTGTAACCGTTTCAATTTTATGGACTCTTCAGGCAAGGTTGTGCCCAATCGGAGTGGCACACTCGGATTGTATAACCAATTCCCGCGTTCGGAAACGGTGAATGATAATTCGATTAAGTTAGAGCCGGGCTACTATATAACTCCCTTTATTCGTGGATCCTATTTGCTCCGTCGTATTCTGAGTTACTTTGGTTATACCCTTCAGGATAACTTCTTCGAGCGTACCGAGCCTTTCCGGACTATGGTCTTTGTCAACAACACTATCGACTCTCTGGTAAATGGATCCATTCTGTTGACACATCTTATTCCGGATTGTATGTGTAGTACTATTCTTGAGGTTTACCGGACGAAATTTTGCTGTGAGTTTATCCCGGACGAGGTTAATAGAACTGTTTCTATTGAGTTGTTCAATGATGTGGTTAGTTCGGATCCGGACTTTGACTTATCCCCTTGCCTGACATCGCACCCTGCCATTGAGTATGGAGGATTTCAGCAGATTAAACTTTCATCTGAAGAAGTGATTCAGGAAGGGGAAACTTTTGATTCTACTTTCGAACTTGCTGCCAAATATCCTGAAGCATTTTATAATCCTTCTGACAATGCTTATTATCGGTGGGGCTATAAGGATACTACTCGTACTAAAGAGAAGGTAGCGGATGGTAATATCCCGTATTATGCAGGAGGCACACTTAAAACAAAGGAGATCACTTGTCCGGATTGTGTTTATACGTCTGCTTACTATGAATATTCTGATGTAAGCTATGTTGTCGGGGCAAGAGAAAACCCTGTACGTGGGATTGTTGCGCCATACATTGGTGATGGACGTGCTCTTAATTCTACATTGAACGTTTCGACAGCTGCTTCTGATGATGATTCGACTCCTGCATCCGAGAAGGCTTCCACATCGGAACTCAAACCTATTCTTTCATTAGTTGCTCTTAGAGCAGCAGGCTACTCCGAAGGGGTGAACCACACGGATGGGCAATGGAACTACTCTCTGCTGTATAATGGTCCTTGTGGCATCTTCGAACGATTCTATCGTACCTATGATAACATGCTTCGTAACTCGTTCATTCCGGTTAAAGTTGACCTACTATTGTCTCCTGAACAGAAAATGAACTTGAATGCGCATCGTAAGAAATTGTTGCAGGGACAGCAACTTCTTGTCAATAAACTGAAGTACCATCTTGGTGGGAAGAATGAACCTGTAGAGTCAGAATTTCTCACCACCTATCTTTTTGAACCGGTTAATATTGCTATTTCAGAAGAAGAACGGATTCAGGAGAATCAAGTTTATAAGTGGAAAATAGTCCGCAATGTTACTGAAGTAACTGAGGAAGTCTACAACAACTCTCCTGTTAAAGTCGATGGAAGCATTACTCGTATTCCTTCTCCTTTACCTGCCATCTATCCTGCACCACCGACCGAAGCTCAATATAATGCGGGTGGTAACTATTTCCATAGGGAGTATTGCTTTTATTATACTTCTCGGACAACAGGTAAGAAGGTCTACGAAAAAGTAGACTGGTGGTTGACTCCTGTATTATATACAGCTGCTGATGCAGACTTCAATCGACCTCCCGGCGGAAAGCCACGTGAGTAATTGTGTCCTTTATCATTTGGCATGGTAGCCTTACTTTCGTCACATTAAAACTGTATCTATGACAATCATTCAACAGCCGAATGCACTATCGCTGAGCCAGAATTTAAAAGAATTCCGAATCAGTACAACCGAAGATATCTCCTTTGTTCTCAAAATGGATGCGGAGGAGATATTGTCACAACGATACACGCCTGGAAAAGACAATCTGGTTAGTATTGATATCCGCGATATCGTTCACTCTCGTCTTTCTTTTCTCCTTCAGGAAAGTTCTTCTGTTTATAAGCAACCGACACTTGCAGCCAACTTCACAGCGATAATTGCCGGCACTGAGATTCCTTTTCGGGTTGTCCGTGGCGGAGTCGATCGTTTCTCTGATACGGCCAGTAACTTTCTCGCCCAGAATTTCTTAACCTGGCAACCTTCAATCAAACCGGTTACCTACTACTCACCTGAGTTCTTGACCTATTATGCTGTAGTGGAGTGTAAAGCTAAGCTCCGGGCTTACTTTACAGACACTTTTGGTACTGTCATGTCACAGCAGGACATCGACTTGTATACGTTTACTTCGGGCAATGCGTATACCATCCCTCTGCAGTATGCTATTGTTGCCGGTAAGTTGGAGCACAATCTGCCAGCTTATTACGATGTTTGGGTAGAGAATACTTCCGGTAATCGTCTAACGTACATACAGCGTTACTTTGCCTCCGATATGCGGTCCGAGCAAGAGCAGTGGATACTCTTTGAAAACTCGCTGGGTGGGATTGATACTTTCCGTGCCTATGGTACAACTGACTTCACGGCAAATCACACCCATAACATTGCTGAAATCGATGAAGAGTCTCTGGAGTATCGTGTTGATACCGAACGGAAATTTCAAAAAAATACAGGACACCTCGATCTGAAGGAACGGCAGTGGTTACTTGATTTCTTTCCTTCCGGAGTGAAGTACATTTATGCCGGATCCGCTCTGCGTCGTATAGTGGTTGTAGAAAGTAACGTCACTTATACTGATCGTGAACTTCCAAGCAACTACACCTTTACTTATCGGTATGCAGATGCCCGTCCATTATTGAATCTTCCCAGAACCGATGTTCCTGCCGGGGTACTAAACATCACAGTACCCGAAGTCGGTTCTTTTACGGTGCCCCCTCGATTAGTTGAATTTCCTCGCCTGCCACTTACCGAGGGGGCTCTTTTTCCTGTCCAGCATCCCTATTCAGAAGAATGGAACAATGCTACTGCCGGCTCTATTGCCGACTTCGTATCCCAATATTTAGCAAGTAAATATGATGGAAGCGGAGGTGTCGGTCATATTCACAAGAATATCGACCTCTTAAACTTGCTCTCTGCAGTCGACCAATATCTGTTGGTTGCCGGCGAGAAAATAAAGGCCGGCTATGCCGATGAAGCTGCGTTGGCACACGTTTTTAAAACTAAAACTTTTATTCCCGGCATTCTTACTGGAAATGGAGGTATGATCGATAAGGACGGAAACGGTGAACTTGAGTCCCTGATCCTCCGTCGTTTCCTCGAAGTTCCTGAGATACGCTTTAACCGAGTTGAGGTAAAGGCAGGCGATAAATGGCGTGCACCTGGTGGTGGTATTATAGAGTCAGTCAACACCGATACTCAGGTTGTTACTTTGAAGCTCGAGAAGGGTGAATATGGAGCGGTTGCCATTGGTGATATTTGTATGGGGATCTTCCATTCAGAAAATGAAGCGGACAATGCTACTGCGGACACTGATGACAGTCGTGGTAACCGCACGTTTGCCGGCTTCTTTACCGTCTACTTTACGATTACCGAAATATTGGACGGGCAAAATAAACAGTTTCGTTACCAGCTTCGTCCGGTGAGTGAACGGTGGAAATATAGCTTCCATCCATGCACTGCCATGAATTTCGCAGCTTATGGTAGCTTTACCCGTGAAGATCGTCAGACATCGGTCTACGAAACCCGTACTTATACCCGGATGCTTTGGAAACAAAACACCTGGGAGATTTCTGCCGGCAACATCGCCATGCAGTTCGGTGACATGTCCAACATGTCGGTTCATGGTATCGACATGACCGGGTATTCCATGTACTTGAATAGTGTTTATTTCACCGGTACTATTCGCCAGGTAAAGCCGGATGGTACGCCAATAATCACTGCCAACGATCGTGGAGAATGGGAGACCGGACACTATGATTATTACGATCGGGTTTCTCACAACGGCTGCATTTGGCTATGTGTGAATGAAAGCGGTACTGACTCTACACCAGCATTTGGTAATGACGATTGGTTGAAGCAAGTTGATAAAGGTGCCGATGGTCCTCAAGGTGTGCCCGGCACTCCGGGAGTTGACGGTAAGACATATTATACCTGGTTACGTTATGCCGATGATGCTCAGGGAAATGGTATGTCGAATGAACCTACCGGTAAGGTTTACATGGGACTCGCTTACAACAAAGAGACTGCAGTTGAAAGCAGTAATCCTTCTGACTATACTTGGAGTCGTTTCCGTGGAGAGGATGGAACTGACGGAGTGCCAGGTGCTCCCGGAGCTGATGGTAAACCGACTTATACTTGGATAGCCTACTCTGATAGTGCTGATGGCAGCAAAATGTATCAGGTTCCTAACGAGGGGACGAAGTACATCGGTATTGCAGTCAATAAGGATACCAAAACTGAAAGCAATGATCCGGCGGATTATACTTGGAGTCAGTTTAGAGGGAATGATGGACTTAGTATAACGAATCATGGTCGTTGGCATACTGGTCTACTTGTTCCCAAAAATGGAATTGTCACGATGGGTGGTCGTGTTTGGTTGGCTAAGGTTGAGACGTCTAATCCTCCACTCTGGTGCCTGACTGACGAAAATGGAAATGCTCTTTTAGATGAAGATGGTTATTACATCCTCAGTGGAGAGGAGAATACCCAAGAGTATGAATTTTTAGTAAAGGATGGATCCGATGGTCCTCAAGGTATACCTGGAGCATCTGGTTCCGATGGTAAGACGTACTTTACTTGGATTCGCTATGCCGATGATGCTCAGGGAAATGGTATCTCGAACAATCCTACAGGTAAACTCTATATGGGCATTGCTTACAATAGAGAGACTGCAGTCGAAAGTGACACTCCTTCTGATTATACATGGAGCCGATTTCGTGGAGAGGACGGAACTGATGGTGTACCGGGTGTTCCCGGAACTGATGGCAAAACAACTTATACCTGGATTGCCTATTCGGATAATGCTGATGGTAGCGGTATGTATCAGCTTCCTAATGAAAACACCAGGTACATCGGCATTGCCGTCAATAAGGATACCAAAACTGAAAGTAATAATCCGGATGATTATACTTGGAGTCTATTTAAAGGCCCTACCGGAGCTGATGGTAGACCAGGAGCTGATGGTAAACCGGGTGCGGATGGAAAGCCCGGAAGCGATGGTACCAGTATAACGAATCATGGTGATTGGCACACTGGCCTTGTGGTTCCTAAGATGGGTGTTGTTCGGATGGGCGGTAAGGTATGGCTTGCGAAGCAAAGTACTTCCAACCCTCCTCTATGGTGTCTTACAGATAATGCCGGCAATCGTTTGAAAACTGAACAGGGGTATATACTTACCGGTGAAGTAAATGCCTCAGAATATGAAATGCTGGTGTCTGATGGGGAGAATGGACAGGACGGTAAGCCTGGACAGGATGGCAAACAAGGTGTCCAAGGATGTATCATTCGGAAGGGTGAATGGAAACTTGGCATCGAATGGCGTAATGATGAATCACTCACTACCGGTACTCGTTATCTTGATGTGGCCATGGTACGTGATAATTCAGCGACTTCCGGATGGAGGGCTTATAAATGTCTTAGAACACATACCAGTTCTTCTTCCATTATGCCGGGAAATACTACTTACTGGGAGGAGTTTGGAGTTAATGTGACGGCGATCTTTGCTTCCTTAATCATTGCCAAAGATGCTTCTATTGATTTTATGCAAGGCAATCAACTTCTGATCAAGAAAGACAATGGTGAAGTCACAGCAGGATTGTCAGGGGCTCAGACTGGCAAGAAAATACGTTTCTGGGCAGGTGGTGCAACTCCGGATCAGGCAAACTTATATATCACTGAAAGTGGGCAGTTTGTCATTGCCAATGGAAAAGTAGTGATTGAACCGGATGGATCTGGTCATTTCTCTAATAATAATATCTTATGGGACGCAGCCGGCAATCCTACTGTATGTGGCAAGTTCGTCACTAAAATGAATGGTAAGCGCATTGAAATTGATCCGGGTAATAATACCTTCAGAATGTACAATGAAAACGGGATGAAAGTAGCTCAGATGGGTTTCGTGGATTCCTATGGTTCAGGAATAAGTTATCCCTCTATTAAATTAGATGATTATGATACTTCGAATCGATTACTCAAGAGTTCATCCTTTAGTTCTGGTTCCATTTCGATTTTCGATTATGTAAATCCCAGCAAAATGCTTAGCCTCGTTTTAAATCCGAATGGATTGTCATTTCAAGAAAATGGATTAGATACAAAAAAATATAATCGTAATTAGTATGAAAGTATTCTATCAAAGCAAGTTAGCTCGATTGTTGTTGTGGCCAGGCTACAATACTATCACTCTTGGCTGTTTCGTTTTCACCAAAGTAAGCGAAGGTGAACTTACACAGCATGTTCTCAACCATGAAGCTATCCATGTCCGTCAATGGGAAGAGTTGACTATTGCGTCGGCCATCCTGTTATCAGGGTTAATGTGCTTCACCGGTTTCTCTTTTGCGACATACCTGATATGTCCGATATGGTTTTATCTTCAGTATTTCCTTGAGTATCTTATTTCCCGAATTTACCATGCTTGGAAAGGCTTGAAGGGGCAATCCGGGAACGATATCTCCTATGGGAACTCTGCGTTCGAAATGGAGGCTAAGGCCAACGAAGATATTGATGGATATCTGGACGTAAGATATCTATTTGAGTTCGTGAAATATTATGGGAAATTATGATTTATAATTTACAAAAACGAGTTAATAAACAAAGTGTTAAATTGGCGTTTTTTTCATTGCAAAAAAACGCCCCAAAAATGTAGATGATATGCTGGAAGACAGAAGAGAGCAAGAATTAACTCAGCAAAGTGACTGTGAATGGGTTCGAGCGTTAGATGCAAGTGGAAATAGCATTAAAATAAGTAAGGCCGACTTATTAAGTACAATAAAAACAATTCTTCGTTTAGGAGAGGGTTCAATGGAAGGTACTGTTTTACTTACTGACAATTATCAAAATGGGAACGTATTTATACTTGGGCAGACATTTAGTTATGGTAGTGCTTATATTGGTTATTGCATGAAACAAGAAAATGGAAAACTTCTAAGTACCACCTCACTATCAATTCCAAGAAGCATTTTTATATTCGGTCCAGATAGAATGCGAATAGGCACTGCTCCAAATCAGTCTACGCCAATAAATGAAGAGATCACTGGATTATCTTGGAGAGATTTATAACAGGGGGATTTCCCCCTGCTATAAGCTCTTCCATGTGGACCATTTGTCCCACTTGCCGTTATTATAAAGTAGAGTACGGTAAATAATCCCCCCAAAAATGTAGATGGTATGGCAGATAAAAAAGAACATGATCTTACTTTAGCTTCTGATTGTGGTTGGATTCGAGCAATAGATTCGAATGGAAAAAGTATAAAAATAGATAAGTCAGATTTTATAGAGCTGATCCGATCAAATCTACCTGCTGCAACGAGTGAAAAGAAAGGTTTGATGGACAAGAATGCCTTCATGGACAGAAGAACAACTGAAACAGATTTATCTTTATTAGATTCAGGTATTTATCCGATTTTCGATGGTCATCCAGATATACCAGAGTTGGGGTTTAACTATGGCCTTCTTATTGTTTTTAAATCGGTAGGATATTATGATGTGATAATTGCAGTCGAATATAACTTAGGCATTGTAAAGATGAAAACTTCCAGTTCAGGCTGGAAGACCATTTCTTTTACTTAGTTCGTACCTCTTTCTGACAGTTCTTATTTTGCTATATTTTTTCTGCCCCAAAAATGTAGATAGT